CCTGAACCCGTTGCATCAGAAATGTAAATAACTAAACCAGTTGCTGGTGAGTCAATAGCTGCTGCTTGTACTAAAGTGTACGATGTAGTTATGAAACCGTTGTCAGAAATGACTGGTCCCGAAAAAGTAGTGTTTGCCATGATAGTTCTCCTAGTTAAATTCTACATAGTCTCTAGGCCGTCGACTATACTGCGTCTATGCAGAATATTAATTTATGTATAGTAATTAATTTATATACTAGATTTGTATAGAGTGCAAGAGATCCTACAGTAAAAGTGCGATTTCAGCGATGTAGCTTTTGTTCTAAGTAGCTACAGAAACTTGTGGAGCAGCGCCTTCAACGCTATTCTGCCTATGGGCAATAGCTGCTTCTTCCAGCTTGATCTTTGTAATGACTTCTTTTACTTTGTCATCAATCCTGACCATTTCAAGAGTGTATCTGTTATTATCCAGATGCTCCTGTTCCCACTTCAACTCCAAGGACCTTTTTGCTTTGTACAGGTCTTGTATCATCTATAACCTCCTCATAAGTTATTCGATTTATCTCGTTATTATAGTTGTTTCCGAGATACTCCCAATTAATACTCTTTTCTCCCAACTTGTCAAGGATTGATTCTTCAAGAGAAATAGCATTATCTTCCGCAAAAACATTAAATTTTGCGTAGTGATCATATGCCCAAATTTTAACTGTGAATTGTTTCATGGTTTTTTCTTTCTATTTATTAAATGTGGCCGAAACATGTCCGGCCACAAAAATGATTATTGCTTACGCACCTTCACAACCGAAGATACCTCTAAAGTCAGAAGCGCCAAAAGCGTATCTTTCTCTAGCTTTGTATCTAACGTTGCCAGTATCAAAGTCTCCTTCCATTGACGTAGTCAACGGAGTTCTTGAGAACATCTTCATACCATTTGGAACGTCAGTCAAAATGTACCAAGAATCAGCATCAGTTAGGAAATTGTTCACTCTGTAACCTTGAGGAATCATACCCATTGAGTTGATTGCATTGATGTCATTATCAGCAGTTTGAGTTCTACCTTGAGACTTCATAAGTCTTTCAGCATTGAACTGATTCGCAGAAGGAATTATCATTTTAACTCCTTTAGCTGCGATTCTTAAACCTCTTTCATCAGTCATAGCAGCGATATCAATCAATGCTTGTTCTAATGAAGTTTCGTTTAAGTCTGCTTGTGTTGCTAAAGTATTTGCTACAGTACCCGCGATAGTTGGGTGAGATAGAGAAAGTAAGTTTTCGCCATCACCTGTTTGAAAAGCAGTTGCAGCTGCAATAGCTGGTAAACCGTTGTTCAATGGTGCTGCGCCTTTAACTTCTTTAGCGTTAGACATAGATCTTGCTAGTGCTTTTGTGTATCTAGAAGAAAGTCTGTCATAAAGGTTGTCCTCTATTGCTTCTTCTGTGATAGCGAAAGCTAGCGCGATCGTTTCCATAGTGTATCTTGCAGTATAAGTCTCTTGTGCATCATCATATGATACGCCTTGACCTTCTGCTTTTACATCTGCGTTAGCGAAACCAGATAACATTACTTCTTCTTCAAAAGCTCTGTCTGATGATTCCGTTGTATAAATTTCAGCGTGCTGATTTTCATACCTTTTGTACTCTAGTCCGAATAGTGCATTCAGACCTGGTTCTAGTTCTTTAACTAGCTGTGCTCGTGATATTGCCATGTCGTTATACTCCTATTATTGCCAAGTTATCCCAGCCGTACCAGTGTTCTGCATGTATTGGTTAAGATTCTGAGTAACGATAACAGTAGAATTTGCTACTGTTCCATCTTCATTCTCAACATCCTCTGCAGATCTTAATAGTCTGAATTGGTTAGCTGTTGCGCTAGTGTTAGCTGCAACGTTTAATTGTTTACTTGATTGACCAGATGAAGTACTTCCTGCAGGCACCGCCTCAGTCATACTTGCTGTTAACCCATAAGTTGCTGCTGCTACTGCGCCATCAGCGCTAGCTGCAAACAATTGCAAAGGGTTATCAATTACAAACGCAGTAATATCTTCTGAGTTTGCTGGTACTGTATTAGCAACATAATGGTTTGACCAAGTTGGCTTCTGTGTAGTAGCCGCGTTGTAAAAAATTCCATTAAGTATACCAATAGTTAGCCTAGTCCGTGATGCTTCTGCATCAGCGATGTATCCAGCTTTTGACTGAACAACAGATCCCTGAAACATTGCAACGCCGTAGTTAGCATCTATGTAGTATTTGCCTTGACCCTGGTTAGCGTCGGATGAACCAACGTTACCTTGAGCTATAAGACCAAATCCTACGGTGTTTCTATTTGCCATAGTTATTTTCTCCTTAGTGAACCTGCCGCGTTAGCGGCCTCCAGTTCGGTTTAATTTAATCGTTGGTTAAAGAAATATTATTTCTTACTGCCACCGAAGTTTTTGCTAGAACGCTCGAATTTCATCGGCATTCGTTTGTCCTGATCCTTCAGTAAGTCGTTTTCTATAGCTTCGTCTTGACCTTCAGTTTGTCTTTGCTGATATTCAACACGGCTTTGTGCGAGTTCTTCCGGTATCCTTGCCAGGAGAAGGCCACCTACTCCGATCACTCCAGCGTGTTTTCCGTCTAAGACAGTCGGGTAAGAATCGTCATCGTATTCGTCAGCTCTCACTAACTCATAACCAGATCTCAATCTACCATGAATGTTCTTGGTATCATTGAAACCCATAGACTCTGCTCTTATCCATCTGTGCCTAAATCCGTCAGGCGCTGGTGGTGCATCTAAAGATGATGGGGGCTTGTACTCTTTTGGACGTTCAGTTTTTGTCCGAGTTCCAGCCGCACGAGAAAGGTTTTTTTCGTTTTCGTTTGTCATATGCTTATGCTCCTTCCGTGAGTTTTAATTGTTTTGCATACTCTTCTAGTGGCACACCTAATTTTTTAGCTATTGCTACCTGTGAAGATGTGAGTCTCACAGTTTTGCGACCAGGTTTTGAGCTTCTGTTAGCCGAAGCTACCGACTGAACGGCCCTGTTCGTTTGCTTAGTATCAGTATTACCAAATTTGTGGCCAAAGTCAACTCTAATCCTTTTATCAATTTCTTCGTAATATTCGTTTGATTTAGGGTCATAGCCTTCTTTATCTACTAAATCCTTGTGAATTTCGAACGCAGTAAATGTCATGGCTCTATCTGTTCCGAACCATGTATTTTTACTTGCCCAATCTTCAGCCATAGGGTCAGCTTGAGGCATTTGTTGTGGTGTTTGATTTGGTAACCTACCACCGTCTGATAGTTGTACAGGAGTTTCCTGTTCAACTGGTTGTGTTTGTTTTCTTTGCTTAAGTTTAGCACTTTCAAAAGCTAACTCAGCAATTTTTTTATTAGCTAAAACTTGAGCAGATGCATCACCGGCTTCGATAGCTAAAGAAAGTTCTCTTTCTGCAGACTCCATTCCAGTTTTTACATTTTCTTCAAATTTAGCAGTGTACTCAGAATCAGTTTTATTAAACCTATCCTGATCTTGTTTTCTTCTATTTTCAACTGCAGCAGCGTATTCAAGAGCAGCAGCTTCTTTACGTTCTGCCTCTCTCATCTTACGAGTAAGTTTAGCAATTCTAGATTGCACACCTCTGCTATAATCTTCTAAATTAGAATCATCTTCCTTTTTAGCTTCTTCAGTTTTAACTTCTTCTACTACTGTTTCCTGTTCCGTGGTTTCTGGAGCAGTATTAACTACCGCTTCCTCTTTAGTATCTTCTAAAGATACATCGACCTCTGGTCCTGATGTATCTAACTCAACCGGCTTTTCGCTCGATCTTATGTTTTGTTCTGGCATAGTTTCCTTCCTATGTTAAAATTTGTGCAGGATATCTGTTGGGTCCTGTACGGTTGCTAATATTTCGTCATCATTAAGAAGACGAACTTCTCCACCATCAATCTCTATTCGTGATCCGGCATAACGTGCGAAGACTACCCAGTCTCCCACCTTGCACCATGGACCATCGTTAAATCTTTTTGGGTCGTTATAACAATCAGGTCCCATAGCAATTACGTTTCCGCACTGCGATGCAACTTGTTGTCTATCTATTGTTTCCGTTCCTAATAAAACTCCACCTTTAGTTTTCTCATTCATTCTAAATGGCAAAACTAACATACGCCAACCAGTTGGTTGAGGTAATTTTGTAGTTTCTTTAGTAACTTCTTTTTTGGGTTCTTTCTCGTATTTGTCTAAAAGTCCTGTTTTAATTTTTGGGACTTCTTCCTTTAAGGTCGACAACGGTTCCTGTGTTTTCATCTTTTGCTCCTTCATCTTGTTGCAGGTTAGAGATTTCCTGACGCACTGATTCCAATGCGTTTATTTGTCCTATTATATACTTATATGTTTCCATATTGTCAACACCTCCTGATGTGACCGATAATGCTAGTTGATTCACTCTTCTAGACAAGGCTTTCTTAAGTTGTTCTACTAATTGTTCTGGTTCCATGTTTACTTTCTATTTTTTTGCTAGTTTATCTTTATTTACGCCTTTTTTAATCACGTAGTCTTGAGTGCCATTAGCACCTGTATTTACTTCAGTTCTTAAATTTTTAAAAAGAAGTTTTTTTTGATTTTCTTCTTTTACTTTTTTTGAATAATTTTCTAATATTTTTGTATCTCTCATTAGCAATTCCACTTTCTAAGTGATTTATTTATTCTTGAATCTGGATCCCTTGCAGTCTTAGCAGAAGTTAATTTCTTTTTCATACCAGACATACGAGCGCAGAAACTCTTTCTACGTTTTGCAGCTTTAGAACCTGCTTTTAATTTTGATGGTTTAGTAGTAACTGCTGTTTTTAATTTTGATCCCGGATTCGCTGCTCTATAAGATGCAACGCCTTTT